TACACTCGTATACAACGCTGGTCAAGGTATGGAAACATCACGCGCTGAAGCACTCGGTGATACTACTGCCAATGGTTTCAATGAAATGGCATTTGTCATCGACCGTACATCAGTCGTTGCTAAGACCCGTGCCCTCAAGGCAGAGTACACAACTGAACTCGCACAAGACCTCAAGGCAGTCCACGGTCTTGACGCCGAGACAGAACTCGCCAACATTCTCAGCACAGAAATTCTTACTGAGATCAACCGCGAAGTTATCCGTACTCTCTATCGCAACGCCAAACTCGGTGCCCAGCAGAACGACCTCTTCTATGCTAACTATGGTGGTACTGCTGCCGTTACTGGTGGTACTCCAGCAGTCGGTGGTGTCTATGACCTCCTAGAAGACTCAGACGGTCGTTGGTCAGCAGAACGCTTCCGTGGTCTCGTCTATCAGATCGAGCGTGAAGCAAACGTCATCGCTAAGGAAACTCGTCGTGGTAAGGGTAACATCATCATCACAACCAGTGATGTTGCTTCCGCCCTCGCCATGTCAGGATTCCTCAACTTGACACCAGCACCAAGCGTTCCCGGTTATGCTGACGACACAGGCAACACCTTTGTCGGTACACTCAACGGTAACATGAAGGTCTTCATTGACCCATATTCAGTTGCTACAGCATACAACTACGTCATGGTCGGTTATAAGGGTTCTTCACCTTATGACGCCGGTATGTTCTACTGCCCATACGTTCCACTACAGATGGTTCGTGCAGTCGGTGAGAACTCATTCCAACCCAAGATCGGTTTCAAGACTCGCTATGGTCTTGTCAACAACCCATTCGTCTCGGGTAACGGCGTTGGTAACACCGTCCTCAAGAGCGACCCACACAGTGCTGCTGCGGTTCGCTGCAACCAATACTATAGAATCTTCCGCGTTGACCGCCTACATGGTGGTGTCTGATAGATTCAATAGAAACCCAGTTGGAACAGGGAGGGGGAAACCCCTCCCTGTTTCGTTATACATACTATTATGAACGACTTGCCAAATGTTCCATCCTCGATCGAAGATTCGGTTCGTAGAACTGCGTTGTACCGTCAACCAGAATCAGAGAATCTACTGTACCCAACACAGTTTACATTCTCTATGAACAGACTCCCCAAGATGTCTTACTTTGTAAATAAAGTTTCAATTCCTGATTTTGGATTCGAATCTGCATTGGATCAGACAACTCGATTCGTGACGGTAAGACATCCCGGAAGTAAACTGACATTTGGTAATCTTGAAGTTACTTTCCTCGTAGATGAAAACATGGAAACATGGAGAGAGGTTCGAGACTGGATTGAATCAATATCTGTTCTTGATGATTTTGCAAAGATAGATCCAAACTATAAGGATCACTTTTCTGAAGGTACTCTCATGATTCTTACGAGTGCAAAGAATCCAAACATTGAAGTAACCTTCGAGAATCTATTCCCAATCAGTATCAGTGGTTTTGAATTCGATGCTACTGCAACAGAACTCACAGGTTTCGAGTGTAGGGCAGTATTCGCTTTCGATAAGTATTCCGTGAAAAAACTCTGAGAAATCTCTTGACAACCTAAACCTTGGTGTTACACTCTGAGTGTCACGAAGGAAAAGGATAAGAGTATAGATTATGAACTTAGAAAACATAAAGAAAATGGTGGAGCAAGACTCCGTTATCGACCAGACGCAGTTGGACACCGAGTCTCTGCGTCTTCCTCAACTACACAATAAGTATCTCAATCTTTTCCATGATTGCAAGTTGATCACAGAAAGAAAGCGTAACGAATATTATCGTATGCGTAGAATCAAGTGGGAATACTACACAGGAAAACTGGACGACGAAACACTGAAAAACTATGGTTGGAACCCTTTCCAACTTAAGATTCTTAAGCAGGATCTTCCCATCTACATGGAAAGCGATGACGATCTTATCAAACTCGCCGATGTCCTCACATATTACAAGGAATTGTGTAACTATCTTGAATCGGTAGTGAAAGAAATTACTTTCAGACACAACAAGATTCGTAATGCGATTGACTGGCAAAAGTTCTTGGGAGGGTCATGACCATACATATTGTGTATGGTCGATTTGATTATAGAACATGTTGATTCTGTCAATGTAAAAGTTCGCTGTGAAAGAGGAATCGCAAAAGAACTTTCTGACTATTTTACATTCAAAGTTCCCGGTCATACCTACATGCCAGCGTATCGCAATCGCATATGGGATGGGCAAATCAAACTCTACAACATGTTCAGTCAACTGATCTATGCAGGACTTGAAGATTATGTCGTCAAGTTTGCAGAGGATCGTGGTTACAAATATGAAAGAAAAAAGATCGAAGATAATCCCTTCACCGAAGAAAAGGTGAAGAGTTATATTGATGACTTTTTGAAACCAAAGATACAGGGAAAACAAATCCCTGCACACGAACACCAGATCAAGGCGATCACACATGCACTTCAGAAAGATCGTGCATTGTTGGTATCTCCAACAGGTTCTGGTAAGAGTATGATCATCTATGCTCTTGTTCGTTATTATCTCGATAGAATAAATCCCAGCAAAAAGATTCTAATCATCGTACCAACGACTTCACTTGTGTCTCAGTTGTACTCTGACTTTGCTGAGTATTCTGGTGGTTCATGGGTTGATACATGTCATACTGTGATGGCAGGAAAAGAAAAGACCAAGGCGAAGTCTCGCGTGATCATTTCTACATGGCAGAGTATTTACAAGCAAAGTCAGGATTATTTTCAACAGTTTGGTGCAGTCTTCGGCGATGAATGTCATTTGTTCAAAGCAAAATCATTGACAAACATCATGACGAAACTATCTGACTGTCCTATTCGAATAGGAACAACGGGAACACTCGATGGTACGCTCACACATAAACTTGTCATCGAGGGTTTGTTTGGTCCTGTGTTCAAAGTTACATCAACGAAGACTCTGATGAAGAGAAAACTTCTTTCTGATCTTCAGATTGACTGTATTCTTCTTCGACATCCAGACTCGGTTCGTGACACCATGAAACGATGCACATATCAAGAAGAAATTGATTTCATCGTGGGCAACGAAGAAAGAAATAGATTCATCAAGGACTTGACTTCCAAACTCAAAGGGAATACACTAGTGTTGTTTCAGTATGTGGAGAAACATGGAAAGGTTCTTCACGAACTCATGCAAGAGAAACTGAAAGACAAGCAGGTATTCTTCGTTCACGGTGGAACAGACACCGAACAACGAGAAGAGGTAAGACATATTGCTGAAAAGACAAACGATGCGGTCATCATCGCATCATACGGAACATTCAGCACTGGTATTTCCATTCGAAGACTACATAATATTGTGTTCGCTTCGCCTTCCAAGAGTCGAATTCGCGTTCTACAAAGTATCGGTCGTCAGTTAAGAAAGTCGGAGCATAAAGATGTTGCAAAACTTTACGATATTGCAGACGACCTGTCTTGGAAGAAATACAAAAATCATACCCTTCGTCACTTCGAAGAACGCCTCAAAATATATGAAGGCGAAGGGTTTGAACACAAACCCATACTCATCAAACTAAAGGAGAGTTCCAATGAGCAACAATAGTTTCAAAGTCCTCAAACTTCGAAGTGGAGAAAACATCTTGGGTAAACTCGTAGACTCGAATAAAAAGTCTATCAAGATTGACAACCCTATGGAAGTCAAGCAACTTCACCACATCGACGGTTATGGTCGTAAGATTGAAAGTATTGTCCTCTCCGAGTGGTTGAGATTTACGGAGAAGAACGATTTCAGAATTGAAAAAGACTTTATACTCGGAATATTTGACCCAACACGCGAACTATTATCCACATACGAAATGCAAAAAGAAAGAAACGAAACAACAAAGCAAAATACCCAAACACCCAATCCTTTCGGTAATCTTGCTTTCTTTTTTCGCCCACCTACAGGGATGGGTGGACTTGAAGGACTCCTTCGTGGAGTCGAACAACAACTAAATGAATCAGACGAACTACCAGACGATCATCCTGATTTTGATTCAGAAAGTTTTATTCAGAATATGATAAATGGTAAACAGGATGAAAGAATGATTGATGAGGAGAGCGATCCGAATTATGGATCAAATTATTGCGATTGGTCCCCAGACATCAATGATTATATTTGACATGCGTTGATTCGCGTGTTATACTTCGTACAAAGGTGTAGAAAATGTCTGACTCACATTATGTTGATAACAAAAAGTTCTTTGACGCGATGAAAGACTGGAAAAAAGAAATCGCAGTCGCCGAGGATTCTGGTGATGAAAAACCACCAGTACCAGAATATATCGGAGAATGCTTTATTCTTATCGCAGAACGACTCTCAATGAGAGCAAACTTTATCAACTATCCTTTCCGTGACGAGATGATTGGTGACGCAATCGAGAACTGTCTCATGTACGCGAGCAATTTCGATCCTGATAAGTCAAACAATCCATTCTCATATTTTACTCAGATCATCTACTACGCCTTTCTTCGAAGAATACAAAAAGAAAAGAAGCAGAACTATATCAAATATCGTATCGTAGAGTCAGCAGATCACATGGGAGACATCGCAAGGATTCTCGATCCAGAAAGATTGTCTAACAATCCTTACGCTGAATTCTTCAATCTATCCGATAATGATATAGTGAATTTCACTCCAAAAGAGAAGTCTAAGAAGTCTAAGACTCCTCGAAAGAAAAGCGATGGAGATGACGAATGCAAATCGCTATTTTGACAGACACCCACTTTGGTGCAAGAAACGACTCACAACAATTTCTCGATTACTTTCTAGATTTCATTGAAAATCAATTCTTACCTGAGTGTGAGAAACGAAATATTAAGCATGTTCTTCACTTGGGCGATCTCATGGATCGTCGCAAGTTTGTCAATTATAATACACTGAATAATGTTCGACAAAGGTTCTTGGATAAGTTGCAAGAACGAGACATCACCATGTGGTGTCTGATCGGCAACCATGACACCTATTACAAGAACACGAATAGTGTGAACTCGTTGAATGAACTTTTCAGTGATCGTTTTTCCTGTTTCGTGTCCATTGATAAACCGCAAGTCTTGGATTTTGATAGTCTGAAGATCGCGATGATTCCTTGGATCAACAAAGAAAACGAAGCAGAGTGTATGGAGTTCATTCGAGATTGTGATGCAGATATTCTTTGTGGACATCTGGAACTGAATGGATATGAGGTGCTTCGTGGCGTCAAGTTCGACGGAGGCATGGACGATACGAGTCTTCGAAAGTTTGACAAGGTTCTATCTGGTCATTTCCACCAGAGACAGAGAAAGAACAATGTTCACTATCTAGGAACACCCTATCAAATTACGTTCTCGGATCTCCGAGAAACAAAGGGTTTCTATATACTTGACAGTGAAACCAAAGACATGGAGTTCATTGAGAATGATCGAAAGATGTTTTTGTCAATCAATTACGACGAGAACACTTTTGGGGAACTCACTGATCTCTCTGAGTACGAAGGTAAATACATCAAACTATTTGTTCAGGAAAAGAAGAACCAATCGAAGTTTGATACCTTCGTTGAAAACTTATATGAGGCAAAAGTCGGAAGTCTTACGATAATTGAAGAAGACCTTCAGGTCAATGTAGATGAAGAAGTCGCCGACATGTCTCTTGATACACTCTCCTTGATCTACAAGGAGGCAGAAGATTTTTACGCATCAATCGAGGGCATTGATGTCAATAAACTCAAACAGTTGATTCAAGATATTTACATGGAGGCAATATCAAATGACACCTGAAGAACCAGCAGAAGGTTTGGGTGATGTTGTCGAGAAAGTTATTACAAAGATCGGTGACATCACAAAGATAGAATACATTCGACGCAAAAAGGGTTGCGAAGGATGTCGTAAGCGTAAGCAGTGGTTGAATGAAAAGTTCCCATTTGAAAGTCAGAAAAATACTCCGCCCTCTGGTGGATGCTCCGACTGTGCAAAGAAAAAGTGTAAGGACTGTGGTGGATGATTCGATTTCATAAAGTGAGATTTAGGAACTTTGGTTCCTTTGGTAATAACGGGACTGAGATACATCTGGATAGGCACAGAACTACTCTAGTCTCAGGTATGAATGGTCATGGTAAGTCTTTCGCTCTTCTTGACTCTATTACGTTTGGACTCTTCGGAAAACCATTCCGAAAAATAAACATTCCACAACTTATCAACTCAATCAATGAAAAGGACTGCTATGTTGAAGTCTATTTTTCCATTGGAGATGATGAGTATTGTGTTCATCGTGGAATCAAACCAAAGATTTTTGAGATATACAAGAATGAAGAACTCATAGATCAAAACGCAAAGGCGAAAGACTACCAGAGAATGTTGGAGGAGAACATTCTCAAGATGAATTACAAGTCTTTTACTCAGGTTGTGATTCTTGGTAGTTCATCGTTTGTCCCCTTCATGCAACTCACGGCGGCAGATAGACGAGATGTGATTGAAGATGTTCTTGATATTCAAGTTTTCTCCAACATGAACACTGTGTTGAAGTCGAGGGCATCTCTCAAGAAGGATGAGATCAAAGAATTGGATAATGACCTGACGCTCAACAAAGACCGTATCTCAGTTGTTGAAAACCATGTTGAAAAACTGATTCAGGCAAATGAAACGAAAATAAAGAGTCTAGAAGACGAACTTAGTGTCACTGATGGTCTTATCGAAAAGGAAGAACAGAAACTCTCTGGTCTGCTGAAAGAACAAGAAAAACTTCTTGAACAGATGAAAGAACTTGAGAGTCTCAAGGAGAAACTCAACAAATATCAGAACATGCAGAGACTGATTACTAATTCTCTGAATAAGTCGATAGAAAGAATTTCGTTCTTCGAGGACAATGAAAGTTGTCCTACATGTACTCAGACTATTCATGACGAAACCAAAGAGGGTGTTCTTGAGAAGTTGCAGTCAAAGAAAGATGAGTTTGAAACGGCGTCAAAGGATATAGAAGTTCAGATAGAGAATGTTCAAACCAAGATTGATGATCTTACACAGATTTCTCGTAAGTCTTCTGAATGTCATTCGAAGATTATGGACTCGAAATCAGGAATAGAATCTTCTAGAAAGTATGCAAAGAAACTCACAGAGGAACTCAAGAGTATGTCTACAGAAGAAAATGATTCTTCTATCGACGAAACAAGAAAAAACTTGGAGGTCTTGAACTCTGAACGACAAACCCTAATTGAAAAGAAAGAAGAACTTCGAGAGGAAGGTGTTCTTCTCGGGTGTGTCGGTAATCTTCTCAAGGATACTGGTATCAAGTCAAAGATCATTCGTCACTATCTTCCGTTGATGAACAAACTTATCAACAAGTTTCTTGCTGATATGGGATTCTTCGCTCAGTTTCATCTGGACGAGAATTTCAATGAAACAATCAAGAGTCGTTTTCGTGACGCATTCAGTTACATGAGTTTCAGTGAGGGTGAGAAGATGCGTATTGACCTTGCACTTCTTCTTGCGTGGAGAGAAATCGCAAGACTCAAGAACAGTGCAAACACAAATCTCTTGATTCTTGATGAAGTATTTGACTCTTCTCTTGATTCAGTAGGAACCGAAGAGTTCATGAAGTTGATGAGCATTCTCAGTGCGAATACTCATGTCTTCGTAATTAGTCACAAGTCAGATCAACTTGTTGACAAGTTTGAAAACCAAATCACATTTGTGAAGAGTGGTAACTTTAGTAAGGTATCGTAATGAAACAGAAAACACTCCTCCGATATCCCGGAGGAAAGTCATTTGCAATAAACGCCATAGTGCCGTACTTTCCAAAGAACATTGATGAAATGGTTTCCCCTTTCTTTGGTGGCGGTTCTATCGAAATCAACTGCGCCTTAGATGGAATACGAGTATGGGGTTATGATATATTTGAACCTGTCGTACATTTCTGGCAACATGTTCTTCAGAAAAATAAAAAATTGTACGAGAAAGTTGGTCAGTTCCCCATACCCCTTCCAAAAGAAGAATTCTACAAGATGCAGAAAGAGTTCAAGAATCTAACAGATCCTCTTGAAATTGCCTCTCAGTTTTATGTTTTGAATCGTTGTTCATTCTCCGGCACAAC